CCGAAAGCCGGGCCACCCTGGATGGACCAGGAAGAATCGTTGCCCAACTCACCTTCATAACCCAGGTGGGATTCAATCAAGGTGGAGCTATAGTCGCCATCAGCGAAGCCAGAGTTGCTCTCGACGTTGGCAAAGACGCCAGCGAAAGCAGGAGTAGAAGCCAGCACAGTTGCGGCAGTAATAGCAATAAGTTTCATCTTAAATAAAGTGGATTACATGTTAAGTTCAGATCGTGAGAGTGCATCAAACACATCTTGTCGGTATGCAGGATCGTTGTCATAACGCGGATCATTCATTGCAGCGACAAGCTCAGCCTGCGATCTGAAAGCAGGAGCTGAGGCTTCTTGAGCAGCGGAACCTCGGTACATACGACCTTCATATCCCAGCTGTTCTTGCTGGGTAGCCATTAAGCCAGCCACAGCAAGTTGGATAGCGGCAGGGTCACCACTATCAATAAGAGAATCGAAAGCTTGGACATATGTAGGATCTACATTTTCACTTGCCCATTGCATTAGATCCCCATAAGCTTCCTGACCACCTGCGAAGTTCTGAATCTGATTAACTTCAGAGTCAGAGAGATCACGAACAGGTTCGTCGTAATCAACATCATCAAGTGTATTCAGGTAAGCATCCACAAGATCCTGAGAACTCATGGATGCAAACTTTTGGTAGGTTTCATCTGACAGTTCACCATTCTCATCCCACTCAGCGGTGGCATCAAGAACGAATTGCTCTGTCTCTGAATACTCTACTTCTTGGGTTTCTTCTTCTTGGACTTCTTCTTCCTCTTGCAGCTGCTCACCTTCAGGTTCAGCTTGTTCGGATACTGAGTTACGTTCACCTAGTTTCTGTTGTAGTTCAAGGTACGCTTTCTCTAGCTGTTCAGCATTCTCATACTTACCAGCCAGCATTCGTGCTTCAGCTTCCTGTACTTGTTGTCCTACTGCTAGAGAGTCAAGCTCCTCAGCAGAGAACTCAGCAACATCAGCTGGAGTCGGATCGTATGTTATCTCAGGCATTACCTTCCTCCGCTAAACCGTTGGCACTGATGACACGGAGAGTGCCAAGACCAACACGTTCTACATAGTTAGGTGACCTGCCAATGAGAGGTGGACACGTCTTTTGTGTTTTCATCTTGCCAAGACTCCGCTCTTCTTCACGAGCTTCAGGAGTCTCTGCTTCTTTTCGAGCCGGTTGGGGAGGTGCTTTACGCGCCTGCCGCTTCGGCTTCTGATAATTCATTTCCTGCATTTTCTAATTCAGCTAATCCTTCAGGGTTTTTTTCAGGATCCATCAATGGAGAACTAGCGAATTGACCAGCTTGCTTGGTAAGTTCCAGAGCTTGTTGGTCTTCCATCTGAGCTTGCATCTCTTGATTAACCTGGTCTTCAGTCTTGACGAGGTTGAGAGTATCAATACCTTGAGCAGCAGCGAGGCGCTTCAGGTACTCGGATGGATCGATGTACTTCATGATGGCTTCCGGTCCCAGGTTCTGTGCAATGGTCTGGATGAACTGGGTCAAGGACTGGTAATCCTGTCCTCTACCTAGTGCATTAACACCAGCCACAATCTGTGGTCGCACAAGAGACTTGGGAAGGGTGGGAAGCTGCTTGCTGCGTTGCAGTACAAGCATTACCCTATTCAGATATGGCACAAGGAACTCAGCAGTCAGCAATGAGAACATTCCACCTAACCCTTGCTCTAGTTCGAGCTGGGTAAGTCGGACTTCTTCCGCAGTGGTTCTCTCGGACTGACGAATATTCAGTACAAGGAAACCTTCATTGATTCGACTACCAAGTTGCTGAGCCATTTCGGCTGCAGTTCTGAAATCTGCGGTCTTACCAACTTGAACAACACCAATCTCATCAGGTCGACCCTGAACGATGGCACCATTCTGTGCGTTAGCAAGTGTTTGTGGTTTGGTAGTAGAGGACGGAGCAACAACAAAGACAACCTTTGCTGCAGCTGCACTGCCTTCTACCAGTGCTTGGGATAATGCCTCTAGGGATTTGAGGTCACCCAAGAATTCTTCAACTCGGCCTCGGCCATAGTTTTCACCATCTACCACATTAAATCGGAGCGGCATCCAAGGTGATGCGTTCTTAGGAGCTGTACTACGGCTACCAGGAATGATCATGTCATTAACTTCCTGATGCCAGATCCAGCGTCCACTCTTGTCATCACACTTGACGTAGGTATACACCTCAACGTCTGCCGAAGGAGACCCTTGAGAGTTGCCATCGTCTCCGACAGCATTAGGGATTGGCATCGGCAGGTCTTTACCGAGCACATCTCTTGCAATTAGTTCTTTGGTAACAATCTCAAGAACATTCCCATCACCATCTCGGTTAACGACATAACGGTTGATAGGGAAATGCTTTAGACCAGTCTTGCCGTAGAAGAGGAGAGAGTTACCAGCAACAATCAGGTTCTTTACTGCCTGATGAAGTTGGACTCGATCTTCTGAAGCATTGATATGGTCCATAATCATCCTCTCAATCTTAGAGAATGACAGCTCTAGTTCTGATTTAATAGCAGGGTCAAACATTTCACCCAGCTTTTCATCACGAACCTGAAGCTTGAAGAAGCTAGTCTGTGGTGGTAACAAAGCAAGCATCAACTTAGATGCAAGGTTAGTTACTGCCTTAGCTCCTACTGATTGCCAGGGAGTTCTCAATCGTTTATGAGTCTCCCTAGCATCATCATCATCTTTGATTAAGTAGGGAAGGGTGAGACGGCTACATTCACGTGCTACATCCAGGAACTGAGAACGTGCTCCGCGAAGTACTTGATAGCGATCTCGTGCCTTCATATGTTAATCGAGCCTCCATCACCAGCGTTAGCTACAGGAGTACGTGGGATACGAAGTGACCCAGTACCACGTGATTGTTGACCACGATCTTTTTTCCTCTTCTTACCAGGTTGGAAGGTTGAAACAGCCTCTCCGTAATCTTGCGCTGAGCGAGGTTGGGTAGGAGCAGGTGCAGGTTCTGCTGGTGCAGGTGGAGGAGTGCGAGTAACACTATTGATCATATTCTGATAGGACTGACGCTCTTGTTCCATTGCGCGACGCTCAGCATCACGTCGGTTAGCTTCAGCTTGTTGTTGTGCAATGATTTGCATGTTGCGAGCGCGGCCTCTACCTCCTCCGCTTCGCCTTGATGATCCACACATAATTAATTTTCTAGTCGGTTGTGTATCCACTCAATGACTGAGCGTTGGCCTGCGCGATACATGATTGTTGAAATCGAATCACCAGGACCAGGGTTAGTAGGTGGAAACAACTCATCGAGTTCATTGATGATGGCATTAGCTTGGATGCCAAGCGTCTCCATCAACTTGATCTCAGTTATGTTGTTAGGCATATTGTGGTAAGTTCACATTACTATGTTCAAAGAAGGCAGGCATACGAGCACTTTTCGTGTCAGAAAGTTGAGGTGCCTTACCTTCATACATAAGACGATCACTGGAGTCTAGCCAGAAATTTTTCGCCAAATATTTATCAGGGTCATTTGCTTTGAGCGGTTGCATAACCCAGGCAACCGTGGCTTTCCTCAGTTTGTCGAGAGAATTAGAGTAACTAAGACCCAACTCACGGCATACAAGAGAATTCGTAGCCACATGAATCTGCTCATCACGAGAGATATCGGCTGAGATAGTCCTCAGTCCAGCGTCTCCACAGAAGCGAAAGAACGGGAGGAGCACGAAGAATACGCTTCTCTCCAGAACCATTGCTTTGCAGATGGTGTGGTCTGGATGATCTTCCCAAGCTTTTGTAAGCGCTGCTGCTTCTTTTTCAGCCTTTTGATCAGTACCGATCGCTCGTGCTGCGAAACCAAGTGCTCTGTCATGATTTTCCTCATCGATAATGTTCATTTTTAAGATCTCTTGAGCTGCTTCAGGTACTTCGCCCTTAAGACCAGCGGCAATGAAGTCACCTACTGGGAGCTCAAGTTGCCTAAGAGCGAGTGCGCGGAAGATAGCCTCCTCCGCACCTTCTTTAAGTTTACCTGCAGTTGTTTGAACAGGTGTCCAAGTTCTTTTACGAGAGATTAGTTTGTCGTATGGTGTCATTAGTCTGTAATACCTACAATAGAAAATACTTCATCGATGTCATCAGGAGTAGCGTCATTATCAGGATGATCATCTCTAGTGAGCTGACCTTGCAGCTCTGTCACAAGAGCATTCGCGGCAGCAAGTGACTGCGAAAGCTGATTGTTGTCATTCGTCAGAGCTGTGATCTTATCGTTAAGCTCAGAGATTCTATTTTCTAGTTCAGTTTTATCGGCACCACCGAATTTAATCTTCCGCAGTTCTTCAACGATATTAGCTAGCTGCACAACTTCTTGTGCTTTAAGCAGTTGGTCTCTAGTTACGTTTGGAGTACTCATTCTTGACAGTCACATGAAAGGTTATCATCTGTCTCCAAGAGGTGAGATAAGTAATCGTCAACGTCAGCATCAGATAGTGCAGCATAAGCATCACTCTTGTCCTGTACGTCACCCATTACCTGGAGACTGTAATACAAGCTTGTTTGAGGAGACTTAAGCCACTCTTCCACGAACGCATTGTCGTAGGTCACCTGATCACTCCAAGAATTGAAGCTGTAACCGTGAAGAAGTCCTGTTTTTTCAAGCATGATCATTAGCTGGTCAGCTACAAGTTTGTAAGCTTCCCAACCAACTTCACTGGCGATTTCTACATCACCATATTCAAAGGTTTGGACACCAAAGGTGCCACTATCACGGTCAACTGACCGAGCAATGGGTGGTGCTATCTCTGGACAGGAGGTGAACCCTTCCTGATCCTTGCTGCGATAGCTGCAGGAGGCCGTAGGAGCGATTGCAAATGCTCGTACCATGTCATGGCTCTCAGCAACCTTTGCGGCTGCTTCTACGCCATTCTGGATGGCCTTAGCTAGGTTGTGTGCAGGAGTGAAGTTAACAACTTCCTCATTAATATCCTTCAGAGCTTGTCCGAAGTCTGCATAGGAGACACCATAGAATCGCAGAAGGTTAGCCAATCCAAGCATTCCCAACCCAACCTGTTTATCGATGTCGGGAGTAAGATACTCTCCAGATTCTCCCACTCCAGTAGTTGGATGAAGTTTGCAGAGTTCTGACATTCCTTCAACGAAGGCTTTAGGGATATCTTCAAGGGTGCATGCTCCAAGGTTTACATGTTGAAGAAGACAGGTACCACGGCTAGGGAGGTAGACCTCAAGGCATACATTGCCTCGGATCCTCTTCCCATTAGCGTCGTAACGGACTTTATTCAGCCAGATGTCGCCTTTCCGAATCCCTTCGAGGAGTTCGTTTTTGTAGGGATATTCATCCCAGGATTCGGGAGTGATATTGATGCAGCGTTTGACCCAGGGAAGTTCATGACGTGGTGTTTGGATGAATTCGAGAGAGTCAGGGTGATCGATGTCAAGGTGACACACGCAAGCACCGTTCTTATAGGTACCTCCTCGGCGGAGGATTTCATTTAGTGTTGAGTAGATCTTGGCAAAGGAGACTGGACCACTAGCGGTCAGACCCTTGCCATTTTCTGATCCTTTTGGTCGAAGGTTGGACAGGTGTACAGCGACACCTGCACCATGACGAAGTGCATGAGAGACGAATCGCCAGGAGGCTTCAATACCTTCAGGACCTTCCATACTATCTTCCACAACGAAGACAGTGCATGAAACAGGGAGACGTGAGGTGGGATCGTCCATCCAGGACTGCACACGTCCAGTACGGGAGATGAGATTGGACATTAAACTAAATCTTGTAGATCGGGTGGTTGATAATTAGGACCTTTGAGGACCTTTCCGTCCTCTCGGTAGATCGGCTTTCCGTCTTCACCAAGTTTGGACATATTTGATTCATGGACACGGGTCATAGCTTTATCTAGATCCCATCCCATGTTTTCTGCGTACTGATAACAAACGTAGACCAAATCACACAGCTCTTTCAGTGCTTCAGCTTTAGTGATGTTGACCATCACCTGCATCTCATGGTCAGCTACCAAGAATTCTTTGAACTCTTCAACGATGAGAGCCATCTGCACTGGCTTGTTCTCCAGTGAGCGGGTAAGGTTATAGGCTTCGCGAAATTCCTTCGCTTGCTTCATTCGAGTCATCGGTCAAAGTCGGAGATAAAAGATTCTTGATAGTCAAACTCCCCAGGTGATTTCTCTTGATGTTTGGGGGCTGAGGTTTTAATGGTGTACTCCAGTTCGTTCTGGAGATAGTGAATAGCTTTAGTCAGATCGTCGATCTTGCTATCTTTGTGACCTGCTCGGCAGATGTATTTAATTGCGTTGCCTAGGTGGAAATTCAGCTCTTGGTCTCGGACGAATTCCCAAGGTTGGACAGCTCCTCGGCGGTAGTAGCTCGGGCCGCGGCTGTTGCTAGAGGCCATTGTTTTACAAGGTTGGATAGGTTGTTTACAAGCACAAAATTTTGTCGCTGCAATTCCAAGTAGGTAGCAGCGATCTCTTCTTTACCGATGTTCTCCAGGAGCATCTCAATTCTCTTGAGTTTGAACTCCTGCTCCATCGTCACTTCCACTATTACTGGGGGGATTCCAGAGTTCGATTCGGTCATTAGGGTAGTTCTCGTATTGCAGAATTTTTGCCAGCCGGGCATTCAGAAGAAAGTCATCTTCTGTCATCTCTTTGGCTTCAAAAGCCTGCAACACGGTCTCCCATGTACAACCTTTCTCAGTAAGCAATGCGTCAGCTCGCTTGACACCAATACCAGGGATGCCGCTGTACCCATCTGTACAGTCACCAGCCATAGTTTGGATCATGTGCCATCTCTCGCCCTCTTCCTGTGTGATTGTTGTAACGGGGTTTGTAAGGTCGAATAGCTCACCAGGGATCTGCCTCATGTCCTTATCAGGGGAGCAGATGATGTTGCCTGGTTGTCTAGTTGCGTAGATGCCTAGAGCATCGTCCGCTTCCATTTCAGGATAGACAATAACTGGGAAGTCTTCCCTCAGTTGATTGATAACCCTCTTGTAGCCACACGGCTTCTTACGGTTGCGGTGCCCCTTGTAGCTCGGGGCGAGAGTCTTCCTGAAATTTTTACTATCACTGAAGAAAAGAATGGAGTCATCAAATTGACCCATACAATCAGCAATAGAATAAAGCTCACGCATAACCATGTCGTAAGCCTTGCTGAACTTGCTAGTGACAACAATGACATCTTCACCAAAGTCAATCTCTGATTCATTGGCCGCGCAGGATTTGTAAACGATAAAATCTGCGTCAATCAGAAGTGTCATACCCAGAAATCCTCCAAACCTGGTGGGCAGTTGGGTCGATGTGGTCGCCCGCCTCTTTTGTTAGCCCAGCGAATCTCTTTTGTTTCTGGGTTCACTAAAACCAGCCAGATGTTCTTTTCAAGCTTTTTGGCATAGGAACTCCAGACACCTTTTTCGGGAGACCAGCGCATGGTTTTAACGTCCACTTCAATGAGTTGACCGTTGATTTTTAGGACCATATCTGTTTTGCCAGATGACCCTTTATTTGGAAATACTTCAGCGCCTCGCTCCCAAGCCTCCATTTCTACAAGAGCTTCCCAATAGTCACCTTTACGTTTAGTGCTAGTGGACTTGACTCCAGTCGTTTCCGGTTTTGGCTTCGGCTGCGGTTGGGCATCTAAAGTTGTAGTATTCCCCTGCAGCTGCTGCGCTGCATACCAGGGATGTTGATAAGTCTTCGACATTATTTGGGTGGGTTTCAAACTGAAGCTCGTCGTGTACAAATGCAAGTTGGTGAGCTTCAATGCCAACCTCATTAATTGTGTGCTGGTTTAGAACCATCCATCTCTTGGCGATTACTGCAGCAGTTCCCTGTAATAGGTAGTTGAGTGCTTTGTGCGGACTATCAAGGACAATTTTGCGTCCATCAATAGCTTTAACAAACCCACGTCCAGCAGCGTCTTTAATCGCACTAAGTAGATCATCAAGTCCAGGAATCGCAGCAACGTATGCCTCACGTATTTCCTTGCCTTTAGCCTTAGCTTTATTAGGGGATAAGTCTTTGTCATAGGACAATCCAATCTTCTGATCGCCTGCCCCATACAAGAATGCATAGGTGACGGTTTTTACTTGTCTACGGCTAATGCCTATCTTGTCTGCATTCTCTTGATGGATGTCTCCGTTGAGGAGGATGTCTCCGTACCGGCCTCCGTCGTAACGGGCCAGATAGTGAGCAAGACACCGAAGTTCAATGCCACTAAGATCAGCCCCGACCATAACCATGTTCGGAGATGGTATGAATAATCGTCTGAACTCTTCGTCACTGGGGACTTGAGCCAGGTTTGGTTTTCTGTGTGCGCATCTATGTGTTGATGTGGCTACTGAGCAGTGATGGTGAATGCGACCATTATTTTCCAGCCTCATCCATCCATTCACTCCCTCGGTGAGCATCCCAAGCTGCTTGGTGATAGTCAAAACACGAGCGAACTTCTGCGCTATCTCGATACCACTGTTGGTTAGAATGGTCTCGTCGATAATGGGCTTTCCAGTCGGCGTGGATGCTGAAGATGTCCATCCATAATGAGTCTGAAGAATCCATGCGATGTGATCTCTGCTTGAAGGATTGAGTTCTTTCAGGCGGACGCTCTCACATCCTGGGTAGTAGCCTTGAGTTTTATTAGGTCTTTTTGGATTGAACGTAGACCCTGCAACGAAAGGGTGCCTGTCCCGTAATACTTGAGTAAGTGTCTCATACTCTGTTCGGAGAGTTGATTCAAGTTGCCGTGCAGCTGATACATCAAACTGCCAGCCATGTAGTTCTTGGGCGGTAAGGATTCGTGCAACGTCATGTTCTAGCGTGACCCATTCAGGTAGGGTTGAAAGTGTTGCCATAAGCGGGTGGTAACTTCGACATCTTTTTCGCAATAGTCCTGCATATCTTGGCTCCAATCTTTCCAGTCAGTCTCTTTACCAAACTCTCCCTTATAGACACCTAAGCGATAGCCATAGGATTCAAGTGAGTGCCTCCCGTATAGCTTGAGAGGCATCCTTTCCCAGCGTCGCTTCTTATCTACTTCGAGGATATTGGCATGATATAGACGGCTAAGAAGCAAAGTATCAATGCAAACAGCAGGAGGTTTAAAGAATGGGTAAAGCTTGGAAATAACAGCAAGGTCATAGCCAATAATATTGTGACCGCACAAACAGTCAGCGCCCTCCAGTCTTGTAATCCCCCGAATGATTGGATCAGTGTTGCCTTCATCGTTGTAAGAAAGCGTTGTGCCATCCTCTGTGTCATGAATAGCAATGCAGTGGATCTTGGTAACAGCATCAAGTAGACCGTTTGTCTCTAGATCGAAAATCAGCACGGGTTTGCCACTGATAGGTTTTGTCTTTGAACTGCGCCCGCTCGACCATCTCGGGTGTTGGTGGGTTAGGTTTAAAAATCGGTTGTTGGGTCAAATTCTGTGGCATTAGTTTCACTAAATTGACAAGTACTTAAGTCGTATGTGAGCGTTCCCGCTGGGCCTGTTTCACCGCTATAGCGATTCTTAAGGACGCGCACAACTGTTCCAGAGTTTCCAGATCCGTCTTGTTGATTTCGCTCCAGTGCGATGACGCTATCTGATAACTGAGCAATTGCAGCCGAGCCACGTAGCTGTCCCAATGTGACCCTGGCTCCTTCTTCATGGTTCTGGTCTGATTGTGTACGTTTGAGGTGGGATACAAGGAAAAGAGTGATACCAGTACGTTCAACCAAGCTGCGTAGCCTGGTCATTGTTTGGTCAATCATGCGACGTTCATCGCCATCAAGACCAGACATAAGGATTGATAAGTGATCTAGAAATATGACCCGTGTGTCGAATCCAGAAGCCAGGTACTCAATCCTGTTGTAGAGGACGTCAGGATCAAAAGAACCAAAGCCATCAAAAAGAAAGAGGTTCCAATTAGCAAGAGTCTTTTGATAGATTTCGGTGAGATCAGATCGTTCATATTCTCCAATGTGTAGTGGCTTATGTGCCGCACTAGACATCAAGCCCAGAGCAGTACGTCGGACTGACTCTTCAAGAGCCAGATACCCGACCCGTTCTCCAGCTTGTAATAGGTGACACGCCAGCTGCCTACAGAAGCTGGATTTTCCGATGCCACTCCCTGCAGTAATCGTGACAAGCTCTCCGTATCTGATGCCGTGTAGTAAACGTTGGAGTCCTTGGAATGGGTATTCATGGTCTGATGGTGGGTTGGGAGTGGTAACAAGTTCGAGGAGGTTGCGTCCATCCACGATCCCGTCGGGTCTATAGGGTTTGGCATTCCAAATTGCTTCGCGTACTGCTTGTGCATCACCAGCCATCAAGGCATCGGATGCATCTTTGTAGTCACCAACTAGGTGGGCAATGGTGACGACGCCAGGTGGTAGGACACTTGCAGCAGCCTTAGTTGCTTCGCGTCCTGGCTCGTCATTGTCAAAGAAGAGGACTACTTCTGTGTAGCCCTGCAGCCATTCCAGATTCTTCTGGATGCTTTTCTTAGCCGCTTGCGCACCGTTTGGAAGCGAGACCATAGGCCAGCCAGGCATTGCCTCTTGGCAACTGGCGGCATCGATCTCACCCTCTGTGATGACGACACGTTTTCCAGATACAGGGAATAGATGCTGGCCGAAAAAGCGTCCATCTGTTTCTCCTACATACCTGAATTCTTTGTCTGTGGTCTTGGTCTTGTAACCAATGACCTGTCCATCACTGTTGAAGTAATGGAACTTGAGATGTTCTCCATCTCGATAAATTTTGTACTGTTCGCAAACCTTCTGCGATAGACCACGTTTCTTTAGTGGTACCGCAGAACCTTCTAGACGAACCATTCTATTAGTGCGGGTGGGTAGTTCTTCACCAGTGCCGACCCAGCTACCACATACAAAGCAGTAGCTGTGATCGTCATAAATGGCATTGCCATCACTGGATCCACACACAGGGCATGCCTCGTGGCGGATAAATTCGCTCATGTGAGCCACTCAATAGGGATGGAGTGAAACGCACACCAAGGGATGTCATTCTTTTCACACCACTTGGCATACGTTGTCTTGCTACGTTTATCTATCTTGTTGTAAGGAGC